TAAACAAGGATTGATGACTAGTGCTAAGAAAAGCTATAGTAAAGACTTCTTTATTGGAATGATGAAAAGAAGTCAAGGCGGTTTAATTAAGGCTGTTCAAGCTAATATTACTAGAACTTTGAGAAATGCAAAGGAATATTCTTGGAGTGAAGTGAACAAAACTCCAATTATGTGGGTTGATAATAACAAGAGCGAAGTAGGTAAGTTCTTGTTAGAAAATAATATTCAGCTTGATTTATCTTATGCTGAACTAGTATCAGTACACGGAATTAAGGGTATTGATATTATAACAGGTAGTACTTCAGCTCCAGGAAAGAGATGTAAAGTAGCTAAGAACTATTACATCCGTAAAAATGCTGGGGTATTTGAAATGGTTAGAAGTGAAAAGGCTAATGAAGATGTCTTTGATGTAGCTAATATCATAAAGACAACTATTTATCCTTGCTTTATTAAAACATCAGCAAAAAGGGATAATAGTGCTACTATCAAAGATACTTGCGACCTTGTTTCTCCATTTCAATATAAAAAGAGATTTACTGTTAAAGAGTAAGTCTCTTGGTTGTTTGTTTTGTTGTGTTTTATAATTAATGTGTTTAATATTTGAGGAGGTATAAATATGAATAGTAATTTTCTTTTTCAGGACTTAAGATTTGGTAAAGGAGGTTTACTTGCTAGTGAGTGTCATAAATTAAAATTAAAAGCTTCAGAAAACTGGAGTGAATTCGACGTTAACATTTTGAAGAGTTTTCCACAAGGAGAACTTTCTAAGTTACAAGAAAAATTCTTGTTTAGTAAGAGATGTTTAAAGATAGTAAACAGTGATGGAGAGACTAGTATCATAGCTGTCCCACACGGTGAAATATCTTTTAGTAGAAAGCTAGGAGAACTAGCTGGATTATATTATGATTTAGTTAAGTTAGAAGACAAAACAGCCAAAGAAAAGGCGTTTGAAAACTTCTATACTAAATTATATATTCTTAGACTAGACATCGCTAAAAGATTGTTCAGTAAAAGATTTTCAAAGAAATTCTTATTTGAATTTCACGGAATTTCTGGAGTAGCTCTTACTCATAGTAGAGGTATCGACGAGATACTTGTACCAGAATGGAGTGGTTTGAAAATAGGGGATTACGTTATGGTAACACGTGACCCTATACAAAACATTGTAGTTGTTCTTAAGGTTGTAGGATTTACTCCTAATCAAATAAGAGTAAGTCCTGATATGCTTGACAGATATCTAGCTGGTGATTGTGACGGAGATAAGATACAAATCATCAAACTAGAAGATATCTATTCTAAGAGCAGCAAGTATTTTGTTAGAACTTATGATGAGTTCTATAATGAATGTATGAAACTTATCCCAGGTGATGACTTTGGATTTGTTGAAATGCTTAATGAAAACATCTAAAACATTAAAACAGAAAGACAGGAACTTTAAACTCTTGTTTTTCTGAAAGGAGATTGTTATGTATAAACTATATGTGGAAGATATTTTGTTATTTAGTGGTTCTCTTGGTGATTGTGATAAATACATCAAGAAGAACTTATGCACTGGTTATTATTTAATAAAAGGAGATGATGTTATGAAGAAACAAGTTCAAAAATTCTGGAGATTAAAAGACTGGGTAGATGAAGACCAATTTGAGAGTTTAATGGTTTTGGGTATATTAACATTTGAAGATAATGGAACACAAAGCACTATTTATTTCGATATCAACAATGATGACTTGCCTGTAAATGAAAATATTGTTAAAAATGGTGCTAGAAATCTTTCTGGTTCATATTTCTACGGTACTAAAGACCAATACTTATATTTCTTAGAAAATGAATTTTAGTTTTGTTAGACCTAGACAAGTCTATAAACTGTCTTTTTTGCTTATTTTATATTTTTGTTTAATTAAAAAAGGAGAGTTGATATTATGAGAATGGTTAGAATGTATGACGGAGCAGTGTTGATTGAGGCTGAAAACGAAAAAGATTGTGAAGTATTAGCAGATTTAATATTTAAAGACGATTTTTACACAAATCACAATTTTGCATTAGTTAATCGTCATTTTTTATTTGAGCCAAAAGTAGATTTATCTATAATCGAAGAATGGCTAGTTGAACAAACAGGTTGTGAGGTTGAACCTTTATTTGAATTCTAGTTTGTTTTGTTTCAGAACAGTTTTTATTTCGCTTTGGTGATAAAAAAATTCGCCGGCGGAATAATTTTTGTTTTGCATTGGTATTAAAAGAAAAAGTTTTTTGTTAATTTTATGGTTTTTAAGGCTAAACTTTTGTTTTATTGTTAAAAATGGTTTTAGCCTTATTTTATTGTGTATTATATTTATTATAGTATGTTATCAGAACATACTGATTAAAAAAGGAGTGATTTTATATGAAATACGGATTATATGTAACTGAATGCAATATTTGGGATGATAATGACTTATATTTTGTCGGAACATATGATGAATGCTATGCATATGCTGAAAAATGGCATCATCTTGGGTATTGTTATATTGAACCACTAGAAGATTAATTTCTTTTAGTGGTTGTATGTTTGTTTATATTATTATTATTATTGTTATTTATTTAAATAAAAAGAGGAGAGTGTTATATATGAGTACTTTAAATGATAAACTTAATCAAGTGGTAATTCCTAGCTTAGTTGTTAAGTGTGATTTATGGGGAGTGGAACTTGAGCAATATGGAATATATCCAAATGCAGTTGATAGTTTCGTAGTTTCTAGTGGATTTATTAATAAGAGTGAAACTCTTGTTAATTCTGAAACAAACGAACTAAGAGTAGCTTCTCTTGGTTCTAAGATGATAGGTTCTTATAGAGACAAAGGCTCTATAACTGGTATTGTTGAAGACAAGTACACTATTATGTGTGCTATGGTATTTGACAAGGAAAATGAAAAGGATAATTTTACAAAATTTCTTAGAAGTATCAAAACAAAGCATCAAGTGTATACAAATAAAGCTGGCGACAAATGGCAAGTAGCCTTTGAACCAGATGTAATAGCTGGTACTTCTTGTAGTAGAGATAATGTTAACGCTCTACTAATAGACGGACTTATGGAACTTGACTGTATAATTGAAGATAAAGAAATCTCTTTGACTGTTGAAGAAATAGCTAAACTTAAAATCGAAGACTTAGCTGAAAACAGAAAAAGAGATTGGGAGTTATTTATCATAGATAATGAAACTGGAGAAAAGGTTCACAGTTTCGGAGAACATCTAGTTATCTTCGAATATTTCTTTTGGCAACCAATGCACGATAATAACAGTTATGTTTCTAAAAAGAAAATTAACTGTCTATATCACCAAAGTGTAGACGGTTTCCAAATATATATGCCTTCAGTTTATGAGGCTATTCAAAACAGTGTTGACTATAATAGCGTTAAAGAAGATATGCTTTGTCTTGGAGTAGACTTCTTTAAGGACTATCAAGCTGATAGATTTAGTAAAGAAGAGATTGAGGCTTTTCTTAATCCTGAAAGTTCTGATTGGAATTAATATTTTGTTTAATTGAAAAAGGAGAGTGTTATATATGGATAAAATAAAATTATATGCTGTAGTTTTTAATGGTGAAAGCAAGATATTTGATAATTGGGACGATTGTTCTAATTTTGTCAAAGGTAAAAGTGGAGTTAAATACAAGAAATTTGCTTCTGAACAAGAGGCAAAATCTTGGATTATGGAAAACCTTTCTGTTAAAACTACTTTCGAAGAAGTTGCAGAAAAAGTTAATGACCCTGGTATTATATACTTTGACGCTGGTACTGGTAGAGGTATCGGAGTTGAAGTAAGAGTAACAGATAGTCTTGGAAACTCACTTATCAACAAGATTGCTAGTAATAGTAGTTTTATTGATTTATGCAACAGATATGGATTTATTGTTAATGATTTTGGTAATGTTCAATTACCTAAGAACTTCACTAATAACTATGGTGAGGCATTAGGTTGCATTCTTGCATATAAGATTGCTAATATGCTACCAGAAGTTAAAACAATACTTGGTGATAGCGAGCTTGTCATTAAGTATTGGAGCAATGGAATTATTAAGGTTAAGAACGAAAGTACTGTAAAGATGTTGAAGTATTTAACTGATTTAAGAGCAAGTTCACCTTTAGAATTAAAGTGGATACCTGGTTCAGCTAATATGGCTGATTTAGGTTTCCATAAGGACTAATTTATATTATATTTTAAATTAAAAGGAGTGATATTTATGAGTAAGAAAAATTTAAGAAACGCTATGAAAGATTTGAGAGATTGTATGGTTAAACTAGGTGTTCCTAGTGCTTTGGATTACAAAGATATGAACAGTTATCAACTTATACAAAATAAAGATACATTATTAGACAATGTTGATAATTATATGCTTGACATAGACTTATATTGTGATAGTTACCTAACAGTTAAAGACATAACAAAAGATTTAACAGACGCTGTTAGCGTTGTGAAAGGAGTGTGTTAATATGAGTTTAAGAGGTGTAATGTATGTTTTATTTGGAATACTTGCTTGGGGTGTTTTAACAGCACCACAAGTCACTTTCCTACCAGCAGTTGTAGTAGGAGTAATGATTTATATAATATTTAGATTGTTAGGAGGTGATAAATAATGAAAAACGGATATTTCTATTCTCTATTTGTGTTCAGCGTACTTTGTTTTCTAGTAAATCAGTTCGGACTTGGTACTGTTTTACTTGGTTTATTTATTCTTGGCTTTTTCTTATAAGGAGGTTCTATGCTTATTGATAAATTCTTTGTTTACTTAGTTATTCTTGCTGTTAGCTGTATTTTATCTCATTTTATTCTAGGAGTGTGATTGCTTTGAAAAAACTGGATATTCTTGGTTTCATCTTTATTTGCTTATTTTGTTCTTATTCTGTTCTAGTTTACTTAGTTTAAGAGGAGGGTTTATCCCTTCTCTCTTTTTTTTACTCATTCACTCACTCACTTCACTTTCTGTTCACTTAGCTTACACTTAGTTCTTCTATTTTTTTAAAACAATAGGTAGTCTTTCTTCTCCTTCGCCCTTGGCATACGTCGAAGAAAGCTTTGTTTCGTCTCACGTTTCTTTTCTCCCTTCGCCTTTGGCATCCAGTCGGAAACGTTCGACAGCTTCGTGCTTATCTTCGCTCCGTCTTTGACATCCGCTTCAGGCACTCAGCACTGGAACGCTCTATGAATATTTATTCTTTTTTCTTTTTTATTTTTTTGTTTTTTCTAGTTTTTAAAAAAAACATTAAAATAATTAAAGCACAAGTTCCCCAATTCTTGTGTAAAGAATAAATAAAATTATACGTGCGTGCGTATAATAAGATGTTTTGATGTGAACAGGTGTAACCTTAGTAACATTAAAGCACACGTAATTGGGTGCGATTTGATTTACGGTAAGGCAATGCCGTGTAATAAAAGCAGTTGCCAACGTGCGAAGTGGGTTTTAACTGTTTGTCCCCATATACAAACAGTCTTCTGAATTTTGGTAATATTTTATTTTATGTTATATATTGAAAGAGAGGTGTATTTAATGGCAAAGAAATTGACAGCTGGTAACTTACTTGGAGCTCTTGGAAGTAAGAGTTTGGACGACGCATCTAAAATAGGTGCAAAAGTTGTGGTAGCAACTACCAAGACTTTAAAGGACCTTAAAACTGAAACCAAGTTAGCAATAACTGGTGTAGGTTTAAGTATTGCAAGTAATATGTTAGATTTGGATAATCCAGCTGGAGCTGTAGGTTTAGGTGCTGTAGGCATCGATGACTGGGTAGGAAAAGCTGGTGAACTAATGATGTATGGTGCTGGAGCTTCCGCATTGTATAAGTTCGGTAAAAATTTATCCAAGGAATTGGAAAAAGATTATTCTGATGAAGAGTTAATCACTGAATTAGGCATAGAAGACTATATTGAAGATGAAACTGAAGAAGAATAATTATTAGTGTTGTTTAATTTAAAGAGTAGATAGTTACTCTGGTAGAACTGTACCGTAATGTTTGGAAATTATATTATATTAAATTAAAATTTTAAAAAAAGGAATAGGTGATTTTTAATGGAAAAAAAAATATTTGGAGTAAACTATAAAGAATATAATAACTTAATTGGAATGATTAATAGAATAACAGCTTCTGGTAACACAACTAGTGCTAAACAATATGAAGATAAATTAAATGATTTAGTAAAAGATTTTGGGGTTATGGACCCTAAAATGGTTGCAAGACTAAACTATTTAAGAAGTTCTAAACAAACTGATACTGATGAATTTGCAGAATTAGTTAAATTAGAAAAAGAATGTTATGTTACATTCTATAAAAATTTAGGTTCTAAAGTTAAAGATTATATTAAAGATATAATTGGAGACGGAAAAACATTAAAGTTAAATAGAAGAGAAAAGATTAGAACTCTTTATAATGGTTCTAAAGTAGCTCAAGCTTGGAACGGAAGTCAATTAATGTCTGGAATAAGATTTTTTGAGTATCCTGTAGTTTCATATACAGAAGAAGATATTCAAGCTTATCTATCTGGAGAAAGAAAATCTATAATGTCTTCTAATTCTTGTGTAGCGGTTGTTATCTCTACTGAAGAAAACGAAATTACTCTTGAACCATTAGTTAGAGTAAGATTTTTCTCATTATGCTATGACGCTGTTGATAAGAAATTTATCACTCACGAATGGTTAATTACATTCGATGTAATACCAGCACCTAGCAAAGAACAAGTAGAAAATGCTGATACAGAATTAGATACAGCATTAGAAGATTGGGCATAAAATAAATAAGGGTATAGGTGTTTTTACATCTATACCCAATTTTTATTCTAATTGTACCCTTAATTCCCTCACTCTCAAGTTAAGGGTACGTGGATTTCTTCTTCCACATAATTAGAACCGATGTGAGTTTACCTCCTCATCTCACGTCGGTTCAACCTCCTCTTAAAGGTACGATTAGAATAAAAATGTTTTGTTTCTGTTATTATATGTTTAAGTTAGCCACCTCCTCTGGCTTAAACTGGGTATACTATAATCACCTCCTATTATGGTATACCCGATACCTCCTTAAATATATAATTATGGAAACAAAAAAATAACAAAAAATAAGAAAGGAAAGTGATTTTAATGAAGAAAATGTTATTTATTGATGAAATTGAAAAAAACAGTATTGAGGAATGTCTTGAACTTCAAGATAGATTTCTTATTAACGATAAAGAAGACATTTTCTTCTTTAGGATTGCTAAGATATC